GTCAGTTATATATAAATATTACGCCTTTCGGCACACTAAATACATATTCCACTAGAGACTCAACTTTCTTCACTTAAAGTCTCATAATTATGCATCAACATGCCTAAGCATTTGATACCTTTTCAACAAGGTCTTGATTTATTAGTTTAATTAAAACTGCCCCAATAGCAAGGCTAAATTTATTTGCGACTTTTCATAATACCAATATGTAAAGTTGCAGGCTTTGAAAATGTTTCAGAGTCACTAGGTAACTTAAAAATCTTATTCAAACCTTTTTCCGCTGTCTTTGGTATGATACAGCGAGGCGGTGGTAATAAAAATCCAACAGACAAATCATCACCACCTGATAAACTCAGAATGACACTTCCTTCACATTGTGGAAGAAATATCACAGCTCTCTGAGATTCACTTAAAGTTGATACAACAGGCAATACGTTAGCATTCACCAATTTACGATCGAAAATATCATTCCACGGTAAAACAACATCGACAGGAGCCAAATCAGTTCTACTATGAAAAGTCATCCCTTGAGACATTTCAATCGCTTCGTAGTTAGTCACGGTGTCGCGCTCAGTAAAAACTTCAGCGTCAGAATTTAATTCAAAACGCGCAAAAGTGATTCCTGGATTAGCTTTTAGAGGTAAAACAGCAATACGAAATGAACCTCTGTAATATCGAAATAGAGCCAAAACTCTAAAGAATAAAACAGTATCAATTGCACTGCCAGGAATTCGTTTAGTAAAATCGAAAGAATATGAAATATCTTTAGGTTCACTATAGTTCAAAACAGTCATTGGTGAGAGCATATTTAACATTTGTTTAAAAGTTAAAATAATACTCTGTGCATTAACATTATCACGACGCGAGCCCATTTCTGGTCCAAACGTCTCGTACTTTGCAGTACGTAAAGATTCAACAGTTAATGCCTCGTTAACTTGTGGTTTAGCTTTTGTTTCAGCTAATAATGTAGCAAATAGATTTTTCGTATCTACTGTATCAAAAGTGAGCTTATTAGCATGAATCATTGATGGAATCGCAAATTCAAAATCTGGTCCAGCTCTAGCAAATAATTGAAAAGTTATTGGCTGTACTTTATCGCTACTAGCTCCACTAGTCAATTCGTTAACGACTTGTATGAACATCCATCCATTTGTAGTCCTACGGGCATCTTCTTCTGTAGCTATTGCTCCAGGAGCAACATCCCCACAATATAACCATTCGGTTTCTTGCATATAAGGAATACGAAATGAATATTCGAATTCAGCTGTTACATCTAAAACTACTGAATAAGCATTCTGAGCTTCATATTGATCTGGTGATGGTTTTGACTTGTCTATAAATTGAGGTATCCATAAAATACGAATACGACAAGAATGAAAACGAGAACAAACCACTGAAATATGAAAATCAATTGATCCACGCCACATCGAAAACATAGTGCCAACATAAGCCATAGGTAATGGATAATTAGCTCTACCTGGAACGATAGCAAAATCACTTGACTGGTATAACATATTCATAGGAGTGATAGCAAACGGGCCGACTGGACAATATCCTGCAGCCATCTCAGAAGTGATATCAAAATGTCCTAAAAGACATGGACGCGAAATATAATTATGTATCATATAATCGTTGGGCCCACCTAAAACTAACGCAGGGTCAGTATCAGTCTGATCTTTCTGAGAAGTGCCAATCATTAACGTGTTCGGATTATCTGCGTATTGCATAAATCGAGGCATTACAATTTGTGCGGGACTAATTGTTGCCAAACTCGGCGGAACTGAAAATCCAAAGAGACTAGAAATCCCTTGAATAACACCACCAAAAGAACTCGCTATTCCTTCACCAGCACTAATAGCTCCTTTAACTGCTTTTGCTGCAGTAGAAGCTTTTTGAAATATGTTATCTGTTTTAGAGACAACTTGTTTCAAGCCAGTTAGCATACTAGCTTCACTACCTTGGGGTTTAATAGTATTAGATTCATAAGTATATCCAGAAACGGACAAATTAATAAATCTAGCAAAAACTGAAACACCAATTGATGCTACATCATCACCATCATAATTTCTTAATAATGATGACACAAATATAAATACACCAAACCAATCTTTCTTTTCACCACTAATAATTTGTTTATTAACATATTGATGGTAAGGAACGATGAATTGAGTATCTGTTTGTGACGTAGCAGAAACTTGCACAAAATTAGTACAGCCAATTGTAGGAAAGTCTGTATAATTTGGTGATAAACTCATAGATTGGGGTAACCAACCAGCAAGCAATCGACCATAATGCATTTGAGTGCCATTTACACGAATAGTTATTTCGACATCTCCTTTAATAAAGAAGATATTTTGTAACTTATCGTATAATATATTTGAAGCATACAACGTGTCAGGGAATGGTATATATTCCCACAACGGTCCGACTTTATTTGTTTTGCTCCAAGTAAAAGAACCAACAAGATATGGGCGCTCTAAAAACCTTTGTAATGTAACACTTGGTAGTGCAAGGTGAGACATTACATTAGTAGTATGTTGTTCTTGTTGTTCTAAGCGAAAAGTATCAACAAATTTTGTTATTTCTTGTTCTACTTCATCGCCTTGAGTAGGTATGTCGCCTGGGTTCATTGAAACTAGTTATAAGACTGAACGGCTAGTTAGGCCAGTCAGAATTAGTTAAGCTTCAAAACAACAATAGCATTCGTTAAAAGAGATAACGGAAAACCATAAGTTGAAATGAAACTAACTGTAATTTCAGTGATTGGTTGTTCTACAACCGAGTAGCGATTGCTAATATCCCAATAAGTCGGAGTGGTATTAGCAATAATAGTCTGTGAATTCATAGAGACTGTTAATAAAGGTTGTTCACTATCCGTTGCCATTGGTAACGGAAATACTAATCCATTAATTGGATAAGAAAATGAAGTACCTGAAATACAACTTTCTGGTGATTCAAGACCTAATAAAGGACCCAAAACTGGCAAATCTTTAGCTAAACCAATTACAACTAAAGGCCTCATTTCTGAAGTCAAAGTTATGTAACCGTTTACTATAGTAACACCAGCAGCTAAAATAGCTGTTTGTATTTGGACCATAGTCATACCTGGGGTAAGAGTAATGTCATAATTAGCAAGACGCGTTAAAAACGAAAAGTTTATAGGCGCACTAATTATACTAGCTTTAAGCAATCCAACGACCTCTTGAACGTTAAATTGATTGATAACTGTACTGGGAATGGTAATACTAGCAGAACCACTTCCAGCTGGAATTGTAAACAATGGGGTTTGAGAAATGCTTTACATACGATAGGAGTTTACGCATCAATATTATCCTAAAGTCCAACCGATTTATTGTATCTCTACAGCAGTCGAAATAACGCACTATTTCTTCAATTTGTTGATTAAAGAAGAAATACGATCGCCATTCAATATCTGCGGGCCATATCTATCTAAAGTTATATCATCATATGTCTTAAGACGAGTTCCATCAAAACGATAGCACTCTTCTATTTGTGCATTCAAGCGTAATAATTCATTTCTTACTTTATTAAACTCGGCACGTCCATATGACCACATAAAATTCATTGTACTGTCAGCTTGATTTAATAAATTCGTAGGACTAATGTCACCTTCACAATATCTACATATATTGAAGATAACATCTTTATCCATTTGAGCTATTAAACCATACTGTTGATCCTTTTTCATAGTTCTTTTTAAATAACTTAAATCACAAAATTCAACGACAGGGAGTTTTATATCCTTTTTCGTTGCACTAGTATAAGTCATTCCCAGTTCGGCCATATATTTTTCATAAGTTAACATATTTATTTTATTACTCGCAAAAGCAGAAACACCAATTAAATTGTCGTCTCCGTAGAATTTAGCACATATATCGTTGTGAAACGAATTTAGTGTACCAAAAGCGCGATAATATGCATAACGTATTAAAATCATATTGGCTAAACAATTGAACTCTGAAGTCAAAGAACATCCTGAAGGATTACCTTGTCTAAAGAAATGTACAATATGTCCTGAAATATGATATCCAGCAAAACAAGCTATGAGTAACGAGCGACGAATTCTTTTATTTTCATCGCTATCACCATACCACTCATTTATAATATCACAAATCATTTCACATATCCAAAATGGAAGAGTACTATCGTAATTTGAATAATCGCCATTTATGAAATATTTAAATCCCATTAATCGTTTCATAGCCAAATCCCAATCACTACTCTCACAATTCATTCCTATAGACATTTCGCCATCAACAAATGTAGTATGACACAATTCAAGGAATCTACCAACGTACTTTCGTGTTAATAACACTAAATCCATCGGACCAACTTGAAATATTCTAGTTTTACCAGCTTCAACCTTTTCTATTGGTCGAGTCTCATTAACTTTTAAAGTGTCTTTAAACACAGTAGTTTTAATGTGATCTTTTTTAGCCATTTCTAGTCTGTCATCTAACATTTGTCGCATTCGAGCCGTTGGAGTATAAACTTTTCTACCAGTTTCAACTTCTACACTTTCATCAAACCAAGGTTTTTTCTTACCTCCAGGTTGATAAAAATCAAAAGGAAATCCACCAGAAGTATTAATATCTATTTGATTTAACACATCAGTACCATTAACCATTTCATAATCACTCAATATATCTTTACGATTTTGAGCGTTACAAGGCCATGATCTAATAGTTTCAATCATATGAGATTTAATAGCATCAAACGTTTCTTTCGGTATCATCTTACTATAATTAGTTAATTTCTTAACACCATTTTCATAAGGTGACACTATTTCTCCATCGGCATTACGAAATCTTTGTATTCGCACTGGTTCCTGTTTATGGGGACCAAAAACTTCACTTTTCTCCATTAAGTCAAATAGTGGAGTTTTACGCATTACACATTTCTTTGGTAATGTTATACTAATATTTCGTTTATGTCCAGCATCGTCAGTCATTTCAGCAGTTGAACCAAGTACATTGAATCCAAAATCAGAATATTTCTGTTCTTCTTCAGTATTCAATACTCGATACAATTCATTCGCTTGACAAATTGTGGTATTATGAATCTCTTTATTACTTAAGTATTCAATAACGCGCAATAAATCTTCACGATAAATTGGAATCGACATTCCTGAATGACCATTACCAGCCACATGCATACCAATTATTTTTGCTTGGATTTTATTATCTCCATGCATCAATATTTGTCCGCAATCACCTTCTTTAGTTAGTGAATTATAGCGATAATGCATTGGAACTTGAAATTCTACTGTTTTAGGTAGACTTGACAAACATTCTTCTAATTGCATAACCATAGGAGTTCGTCCTTCAAGTTCGTAATTTAATGGAGCAGTTATTAACCGAGCACCGGGTAGTACTCTAGTTTGATAATTACCAGCAGCATTAAATCCAGTTAAAATCGCCATATCTAACAAAGGCTTATCATTAATACTAATAAAGTCATTGACATAACTAGCACTAACTGGCAAACCCTTAACATGTACAAAACAAACATCATTCATTGCTCCCAAATTTACTTCTTC